ATGTTAAGAGCTTTCTCAATCCACCGTATAGAAAGTTGGCCAGACGTTGTAATTGCAGTAGCGATTCTAAGATCAAAATACCTAAACCAATTGTTCCCAATAGCACCGTATGCAGAATTAAGAGAAATCTTCTTCGCCATTTGGATGTTGTTATATCTTGATATGTCTTTGAGGAACTTAGGGTCTTTAGTATCCTCATATTTTTGCTTAGCATCCAGCATAAGTCTTTTATATTTTGTTCGATCATTATACATATTCTCCATGATCTCCGGCAGGAATCCTCTTTTGTCTTTTCTAAAAAAAGCACCATTTGGAGTCATACAATAATCAGTAGTATTTCTAATCTTGCCAGCAAGTATCTTATCAACCATTCCTTCTTTTATTTCACTGGGCATAAGTGTTTCTGGTGAAATATTATATTGCATAATCAAATGTGGATATAGGGAATTCAAATCAAATGACATAACCCACTTGTGCATACCCACTTGTGGGTCTTTTACATATGCACCTTCAAATTTCTCAACCTTTTCTGATTTTGATTTTTGAGGAATAACGATATTCTTTTCCCTCAAATAATTATATATGAAAATATCCCAATAACGAACCGAACCAAGTACGTCAGTATAATTCACCTTGGCATCATAAGCCATAGTCAAACACAACTCAATCAATTTCATCTTGTCTTCTAATTTATCAACAATCTCAACGTCTTGAATATTATATTCAATAAATGACTGATAATCTTTCGTATACCATTCACGAAAAGTTTCAAATGGATTACCAGTTTTTTCTTCACCCAATTCAACCTTTGCGATATAGTCTAAGCGATATGATTCCTGAGCAGAATATGTAAACTTGCGATATAGATCAAAATAGTCAAGTGCAGCAATTCCCTGTATTTCATACACCTGATGATGTCTTCCCATCTGATATATTTCACGTTCTTTTACACCACCCCAAGGTGAAAGTCGTTTTAGTTCATCTTCACCAAATAACTTTTTAATACGATTACATACATATGGAATATCAAAGAACTCAGAGTTCCAGCCGGTAACAATATCTGGGCAATACTTTTCCCAAAATACAAGAAACTCTTTTAATAGATGTACTTCACTCTCACATTTTATATAGTTTACATCTTCACGATCTGTTTCAAAATCTCCAATACCCCACACTACAATACGTTTGGTTTGATGATTTTTGATTGTAATAGATAAAAGTTCTTCTTCAGCAAGTTTTGGTGAAGGAAATCCATTTTCACATTGAACTTCAATATCAATCGTTACAATAAGTATCTTTTCCAAATCCCAATCAACTTGACCTTTATGAGTATCAGAAATATAAGTGTAAGGATATTGAGTATTCCCATAAACAAGATGCGGCTGATCCTTCATAGAATCAACCCACTCCTTAGCTTCTTTCATGGTAGAAAATGTCAAATCAGTGACATAACCACCATTAAGATTTTTATATGGAGTTTGTTTTTTTACAGGAGCGTAGAGTGTTGGAGAATATCTAACTCTGGAATTGGTTCGTATACCATTTTTAATTTCACGAACAAGTAAATTGTTTCCCCATTGAATTACATTCGTATAAAAATTCATTCAATAACTATATCATCTTTGGAGTTAATTGTCAAGTACATATTTTGTTGTAACTATATATTTCCTTTGAGGATTAACCATGACATTGAATCGATTCATAGTGTATCTGTTTAACAAAACATCTGTACCCATTTCTGTTCTGTCATTTAAACCAAACATGACATCTTTATATAATGTACCAGCAAATTCCATATCGAGTTTTATAACTGGCCGGGCATCTTCTCCACCACCAGTATCAACTGTATATGTTTTTACCAAATTTGTAGTTATTGTTTTTTCATTAAAAGAAAAAGTAATTTTCTTTCCTTTTATTTTAATATCTTCAGCATGAAGAACTGACAATACAGGATTGCCTGTGTCAAATTTAGCAATCATTTCACCAAACGGTTCAATATTAACCACTTCTTCATAACCGCATTGAGTTGGAACAGCATATCTATTGTCTGGATTAGAATAAAAATCAATAACCTCTTTAACTATATTTTTATCAGTGGCTTCTTCTATACCTTCTGTACCTGGCGAATGATTTACTTCTAAAATATATGGCGGTTTTTTCTTTGGATTCTTTGAAGGAATAAAATCAACAGCTGTCCAAGAACCATCAATTGCTTTTGCAGCTAACAAACACTGTTCTACTTCTAATTCTGTTAGAGAATATTCTTTAACTTTTGCTCCTTGAGAAACATTCGACCTAAAATCTCCTTTTATTACCTCTCGTTTCATAGAGGCAATAATTTTACCACCCAAGACAATAACTCGTATATCACCATCAGTTTTAATATATTCTTGAATTAACAAATCTACATTTTCGTTTTGGCTATAAAGTAATTGAACTAAAGATTCTATCTGCCGTTCCGACTCAATAAAAAGAACACCTACACCTTTTGCACCCTCAAGAGTTTTCATTATAATAGGAAACTTACTGTCCAATGATTCAAGTGCTTGTTTCCAAGTATCCTCATTAGGAATAAGGACTGTTTTGGGTTGTGTCAATCCATAGTCTTGTAGTTTAAGATATGTCCTATATTTGTCTGATGATATCTCAACCGTTTCTCGATTGTTTACCATGCAAACACCAATTTTCTCTAATTGACTAAGCAAATCCATATAACTCTTTTTTAGTCGAACAGTGCCTCGTACAATTGCCACAGTGTCATTGGTGATTTCAAATCCATCTTTATCATCGGCATTAAAAATTTTGTAACCATTATCATCATATGTAATAATGGCACCTTCAACTTGAACAATGTAAATATTGTGTCCAGCAAGTTTTACTTCATCAACAAAACGTCTAGCAGTATGATGAAGAGGTTTCTTGCCTGACGATGTTTCAGAAGAAATTACCAGAATACTATATTTTTCCTCTTTAGCTTCTGTAATAAAGGATTTGAACTTTTCCATTAGGTTTCTTTTTTCTTGCCTATGTTATATTTGGTTTCTAAAGTCCACTCATTTTTTTCACTAAACGAAAGTACCTTGATTTGACTTAGGGGAGCAACTTCTTCCACTTCTCCAATAATAGTAATCAAATCCCAATCCTTCAACAAATTCGTAATAGTATTTCGTCTTGCAATATCATTTTGAGATAGATTGGTTTTCTTTCCATCAAGAGCAAACAACTCTTTGAAATGCACAATGTAATACCGACCCTGTTTATGCAATATATGACAGGATTGATACAGTTTTCTTTCTTTTCGGGAAGCTACACCAATACGAGATAGAGTTTCTCGTACCTTTAAAAAATCATCAGGCTCTTTTAGCCCAACTTCTAACATATGCTCCTGTTTCCAACTAATTTCGTCCATCTCTTCCACCTTTATTTAATTTTCTTTTTATGGCAGAAATTTGTTCATCATTTAGTATATCAAGAGCGACTTTTGCCTTTTCGTTATTGTATCCATAATACTCTTTAACATACTCTAGATTCTTTAATTTCTTCGCCTTCAGCCAAGGTGTGTATCTTTTCCTTGGTCTTAAACTATTTATCAAAAAATCAAACTGAAGTTTCTTGTCTAGATGGGGTAGTTGATTAATTTCATTCACCAACATAATGGTATCGGGAAATGGAGCAACACATTTATTTACAATAAAAGGATGATATTTCTTTTCCCATTGTTCATCCTCAGTGTCTAAAAGAGGTTCTTTTGTATAGTTTATAACATTAAGATAATCTTTTAATTCATACATGATTAATTATATCAATATTACAAGACATCGTTCGTCTTTCCCCTTCTCCAAAAAATGGAGATACTTGATGGTGCAGCCAAATAGGAAATACGCAAACCTTTCCTAGTTGTGGATATACATGTGCATATGTAGGATGTTTAAATCTAGGAGCATCGTACATACTATTCATATCCCAAATAAATTGAGTAACGCCATCAGTGGCGCCTGAATTTCCATGTTGCAAATTCCCATGATTGCTATCATCAGGATTTAGAAACTTTTCTTCCAATTCAGTTATTTGTGGGGGCACTTTAAGAAATACAATCATGGATACGCCTCTACCACTTGCGGTTCCATGTTCGTGCATAGGATTATAATCTCCAGAATAACTATGCACAGACCACATTTTTCTAATTTGATAATCTTCTTTTGGCCCAATGTTTTCAAGCACTCCATCAGATAATGGATGTGCAGCTGCATATTCTTTTGCACACATGATAAAAAAATCACCTAACTTTTTAGGAACTGGATCGTTTAAATCAAATTCTAATTGTTTTGATTTTTCATTCTGTTTTATTTGACCAACTAATGACGATGACAAATCTAACAATCTATCTGCATTATCATCAATATATTTGTTGATATGATTTACATCATCTAACCCCATTTGAGTAAATCCCAACTTTATTTGT